TCGTTGGAGCCCTACTCATTCTATAAGCGATATTTGGTTTGGTGAAAAATACCAACAGATTAGGGACAACATCTCTAACGATATTTTTAAAGGTAAATGTGCCGAATGTAAAAAAGATGTTGATAATGGGGTTTGGCCATTAGCCAAAGCATACGAACATTTTACAGTAAAAGAATATCCCAGTCTCATGGAGCTGGAGTTAAGTAATCAATGTAATCTCGAATGTGTAATGTGCTCTGGGACATTGAGTTCCGGCATTCGTAAGAACAGAGATAAACTTCCGCCTCTGCCACAGATTTATACAGATGAATTTAGACAACAGCTAAGAGAGTTTATTCCTCATCTCGAAGAGCTACGATTTAATGGTGGTGAACCATTTGCACAAAAGATTGTTCTTGATATTTGTGAAGACGTTGCAGAACTAAATCCTGGTCTAAAAGTAAACATTGCTACAAATGGTACAGTGTACAATAAGCGTGTTCAAAAAATTATGGATATGTGCAACATTCATATTAATATTTCTATCGACAGTCTCTTACACGACCGCTATAGCGAAATCAGAATTAATGGTGACCTGTCAGTCCTTATGAAGAACTTTGAAATCTTTAATAAATATTGTAAAGATGGAAATCGAGACTTGTCTATCATGGTTAACCCAATGAGACAAAATTGGGATGAAATGGTAGAATTTGTTAAATGGACCGATAAACATCATGTGAAGTTGTGGTATAATACTATTCGTTATCCTGCCGATTGCGCTATATGGAATTTGCCGTCGGAAAAGTTAAAGGAGATTCATACTAGTCTTCAGGCAGAACTTGATAGCATTCCGATGACAACCTATAATTATGATAAAGCTGATCATTTGATCAATAGACAGATAGCCAATTGGTTATTAGAAAGTTATGAGTAGTATACCTCTCCTCCCCCAGAAGTGATACTTCTATTATACACAGATTTTTAGGATTGTAAACAGAAAATGTTATGTCATGCGCCATTTTTAGGAATTACCGTAGATCCATCTGGATTATTGACATTATGCTGTGCAACAAGTGATAGGGAATATTTTAAAACACATATAGATGATGTAGATGATTTACAAGAATTCTTTTTGGGTGACAAGTATACTCATGTCAGAAATATTATGAAATCCGAAGGTATAAAAAAACTTCCTCAGTGTTTGCACTGCTGGAAAGCTATAGATGGATATTGGACAGAAATTAATAATTATAATGAGAAACAAATACATGATACGCTTCAAGTTTCATATCTAGAATTAACCACAAGCAACACATGTAATCAAACATGCGTCACATGTTCCAGTTATTTTAGCTCTAAGTGGAGAAAGATAGAATCTAAATTTGACAGACAGATTCACTCATCATTTCAATTATCAAATTCGGCTAGTGATAAAGTTATTAAAGTCTTACCTGGATTGAAATATCTTCAAATTAAAGGCGGGGAACCGTTTGCTGATAAAAATAATCTTAAAATTTTAAAAGCGCTATCTAAAGTAAATCCTAAATGCGAAGTTATTATAACAAGCAATTTTCAAAGAATATCCGATGAATGGTATGAAGTGTTAAAACTTCTTCCAAATATAAAGGCTGGCGCTAGTATTGATGGTATAGATAAAACTTATGACTGGATCCGAGGAGGGTCATTTGAAGATACTATACAAAACTTAGAGAATTTCTATAAAAAAACTGGAAATAAAGTTGTTATAAATGTATGCGTTTCTTTGTATAACATATTTCTTTTATCTGATATATTAGATTATTTTAAAAATAAAGAATATGTTTCAGTCACAATATTCAATAATATCTTAAACTACCCCAATGAACAATCAATACAATCTTTAGATCCTTTAACTTTGAAAAAAATAGCATTTTCTGAACTTCCTTTTTGGCATAACGACTTTGAAAATATAAGAAAAGTAGAATCATTTCCAGAAGATATTAGATTAGGTCTGACAAATAAGTTTATATCACATACGGAAATAATGAATTCAATTAGAGGTTTTAATATTTTCGATATTCAACCTAAATTAGCTAATATTTATAAATAAAACTCCTATAAATAAGACTAACACAAACTATTAACGGCGGATAACATTATGGCAATCTATGCAAATCTTACAGTAGACCAAGGGTCTGAATTCGAAGCGTCTGTAGATGTTATAGATGGCGATGGTAATGCCGTTGACCTGTCGACATTCACATACCACGGACAGATAAGAAAAACCTATAACTCCCTTACTGCAGTAGATTTTACTGTAGAATTGGATGTATCACAGCTATATACTTTAAATATTTCTTTATCCGCAGCACAATCGAATGCGATGAAAGCTGGAAGATATGTTTACGATGTAGAAGTTGTCAGCCCATCCGGAACAGTTACTAGAGTTATTGAAGGCCAAGTTGAATTAACCCCAAGCGTGACTAGAATCTGATATGGCAAAGTTAACAGGCTCTCTTAGAACTAAAACATCTATACAGGCGAAGTCTGTTACTCTTGGTACAATTTCTGCCAATGACCTAAAGAATGCTGATCAGGCTTTCTCTATAAATCTGTCGGCTGATCAGGGAACAGATTTACCTAAACTTCTTACTAATAATAACTTATCTATTCTTGGTGCTGATGGTATTAGCACAAGTATAGATGCTGATAATAACGCTTTAACAATAACTCTAGTTCCTGCCAGTACTACTGAGCTCGGGGGCGCACAATTCGATGCTACGTATTTTATAGTAGATAGTGACGGGATAGTATCAATAAAACCCGGTGGTATTCAAGCTGGTTTGCAGGATAATGCAGAAGCTATATCTCCGGCTAATGGTGGTACAGGAATAGTATCATATACTAAGGGCGATATGATCTTTGCTTCGGACTCAGACGAAGTGATTGTATTACCTATAGGCACTGCAGGTCAATCTTTAATGGTATCAGAAGACGGTATACCTTACTGGTCAAATGTTTATGACGGCGGCGAATTCTAAATACGCCACTTTATATTAGATATATAATCTATATTCTATATAGAATATAGTTTTGCAAATAATGAAGTATATACTTTAGGACTAAATCATGTCAGAATTAATTATTAAACTAAAACGTAGTAACGTTCCAGGGAAAATTCCCGACCCAGAAGTACTAGAAGTCGGGGAAGTAGCGCTTAATATGGCCGACTCCCTACTATATTTCAAGAGGCCAAGCGGGGAAGTTAAACCTTTAACTGCATCCAACGTTATACAACTAAACAACCAGACCGAATATGCACCTACGGATGACTATCATCCGGCTACTAAAGCCTATGTGGACTTAAAAGTTCTACAAAGTTTAATTACTACAAAGACTATTGAAAGAACGGCAATACTTAATAATGAGATTACTCTACCTAGTTCTGCGGTGGGTGATATAATTTTTAATATGGCTCAGATTTATGATAGCATTCATACGAATGTTTTTTACGAAGTCACATGTACATTGTCTGAGGATAAAACTAAGGTTTTGTTTGACGCGGAAGATAACTTAGATTATAATTATTGTGTACTATCTTATATCACTTTAGCTTAGGTGGTATGATCTTATGATTCTTTTAAGGGATCACTACTTTATTGCATGGCTAAAAGTGGTGAAGAAATATAATATAATTAAAAAGAAAGACAAAATTTTTATTGACATAAATAAGACTGAATATGATGAAGCTTTGAATGAATATAATAATAATATGAAGCCTATCATGAAAGAAATACGTTGTCTGGTTAAGGAATTAGCCATCAATTCCTCTAACTTGAGCAAATAGCTCTTGCAGTTAATACAATATTCTTAGGAGAAGAATAAATGGCCGTTTTACAAAGACATAAGAATACCATCTACGGACTGGTAACAGACCTAGCCCAAATCACTACAAGTGTTACTAATGAAGCAACTGCTCGCGCAGCTGCTGACGTCGTATTACAGGGTAACATCGATGCAGAAGCCACCCGCGCAACTGCTGCAGAAGGTGTAAATGCTACTGCAATCACCAATGAAGCAACAGCTCGTGCGGCTGCCGATACTACACTTCAGTCAAACATCACTGCAGAAGCCACCCGCGCGACTGCGGCAGAAGGCGTAAATGCTGCTGCAATTACCGCTGAAGCTTCTACCGCACGTGCCGCTGAAGCTGCAAATGCCTCTGCAATTACTGCCGAGACTACTCGTGCAACTGCTGCTGAAGGTGTCAATGCAACAGCAATCTCAACAGAAACAGCTGCTCGTATTGCTGGTGATACCGCTGCTCAGTCATATGCTGACGGCATTCTTGCTGCCTTCGAAGCAGGTGACTTCCAGACACTTGAAGACTTAGTTGCAGTAATCAACTCTGATTCATCTACAGTTGGTTCGTTCCGTAAAGAGATCGCAGACATCATCGATTCTGCACCAGAAGCTCTTAACACACTCAACGAAATTGCTACTTACATCAACGTAAATGGCACTGGCGATGACGTTCTTACAGCTATCACTAACAGCGTAACTGCAGCTAAAGCAGAAATTCGCGGTGAAGTTACTGCTGCATACGATACGCTTGCTGAAGTTGAAGATGCACTTGATATCATTAACGGTTCTGGTGTAGGTTCTATTGCTAAAGTTGCAGCTGACTTCGCAGCAGCTGATACAACACTGCAGTCCAACATTACTGCAGAAGCAACAGCTCGTGCTGCCGCAGACGTTACATTGCAGTCCAACATCGGTGCAGAAGCAACTACTCGTGCTGCCGGCGACGTTACATTGCAGGGCAATATCGATGCAGAAGCAACAGCGCGTGCTGCTGCAGATACTACACTTCAGTCTAACATTACTGCAGAAGCTACAGCTCGTACGAATGCTGATGAAACACTCACAACTGGCTTAGGTAACCTTTCCGGTGTTACTGATGCTGGTACTGCTCGTACAAACCTTGCTGTTTACAGTAAAACAGAAATGGATGCGGCGCTGCTCCTTGCCGGTGCAAGATTCATCACTGAGATCCTTACGGTCACAGCCGATGCAATCACGTTGACACATGCTCCTAAAGATGGTGTATTGTTCAACTTCGGTACAGTACGTCACACAGATGCTAACTTTGTATCTTACGACATTCCTGCAACAGTTGGTGGATCTGCCACTGTATACAACCTTGCCCCGAACGCTTCTGGCGACTTCGACGGTAAAGCAGTTGTTGTACAGTACGCATACACACCTGCATAATTGAAGCATTATCAGGGGGCTTAGGTCCCCTGATAACTCATTGATGAATACCGATGAGGTTAAATAGGATTATAAAATGGCTATAGTAAAAAGACAGGCAGATGTTCAATTAACACAGTTGACAACAGGCGCGCCTGTGGAGTATGATACGTTTGCAGAAGTAGCTACAGCACTTTCAAATATTGTGTCAAAACTCGATCTGATTACTGTTACGTCCGATATAAACCTTGATAATATTAACCTTGATAATCTTACGGAGGCACTTAGCGCAGGTACTGTAGAAGATTTTGAAATAGCTTTGGTTACAGCAGCTTCTGAATTACCTGATGGGACATTCTCGCTAACCAATATTGGCGACATCGATGATTTTGAAATGTCTTTAATTAACTAAGGAAAGAAAAAATGGCAGTTATTTTATACAAAGGCCCAAACAAGACTGTTGCTACCATAGCAGCTAGAAATGCAATTGCAGTTAAACATGACAGTATGGTTGTTACCGTACTTGATGCAATAGCAGATCCTGCCGCCGGTGCTGGGATTGCAACGTTTCGTTGGGTAGAATCCACATCGGCATGGATTTTAGTTTCAAAGTCTGGTGTCGAAAGTATTAACTTTGAAACAGAAGAGTTACTAATCTCTAACGGATCGGTAACACCTTCAAACGTTGCTATAAGCGGCAATTACTGGAATATAGTAGTTGTTAATGGCGATGTTATTCAGGCAGAACTCAAACTAGAAAATCTCACATCAAATCTAAATAGCATTTCGGGACTAGATGATTACAATGGTTTATCTTTAAGAGTAACGTATGCTTACGGTACAGTAGGTCAACAGGTAACTGACTATGTTGATTTTAAAGCAGCGGAAATCCAAGCAAACCTTGACGGCTTTTCAGGTACCGTCGCAGAATTTGAGGCAGAACTATAATGGTAAATTTAGCACAACGAATTGGTCAAGAATTTAAAAGTGTTCGTGATAACGAAATCACAAATCTCCAGGCAGCAGATGTTACCCTTCAAGGTAATATTGATACCGAAGCTTCTACAAGAGCAACTGCAGACTCCACACTACAGGCCAACATTGTTGCAGCAGAAGCAGCAGCAATTGCAACAGCAGCAGCAGATGCAACTTCAAAAGCAAATGCAGCCGAAGCAGCAGCTACAGCAGCAGCAGCAACAGACGCAACTTCAAAAGCAAATGCAGCAGTAGCAGCGGCAAACAGCAACACAGGGGATCGCGAATCAGCTATCACCACAGCATACCAGACTTACGCAGACGCGGCAGAAGCAGCTGCGAATACGTATGCAGACGGTGCCGTTGCGACTGAAGCTAGCGCTCGCGCTGCTGCAGATACCGCATTGCAGAACAGCATAGATGCTGAAAATGCAAGAATTGATGCTATCCTCAATGCCTCTACTGCTGATAAAGACACCTTTGCAGAAATCGTTTCATTCATCAATGCAGTTGATACAACAAATGATACAGCTCTAGGTACTGAAATTACTACAAGAGCAGCTGCAGATACTACTCTTCAAGGTAATATTGATGCTGAAGCTAGTGCAAGAGCATCCGCTGATACTACGCTGCAAAATAACATCAACACTGAAGCTAGTGCAAGAGCATCCGCTGATACTACGCTGCAAAATAATATCAACGCGAAGCTCGCAGCATCTCACGATATGACTTTGACTTTGTCTGGTGATGTTTCTGGATCTGCAACATTTACTAATATGGCTGATGCCACTCTTAGTGTTGCACTAGGCGCAAATACTGTAACGTCAAGTGAACTATCTGGTGCTACTTCTCTTGTAATTTATAACTCTGCTGGTACTGCATTAAAAACTCTGTTCGGCGCAGGATCATAAATAAAAGAAAATAGGAATTTAACATGGCAAACCCAACTACCAGACAAGGACTTATTGATTATTGTTTAAGACGACTAGGTGAGCCTGTTATAGAAATCAACGTCGACCCTGACCAATTAGAGGATAGGGTCGACGAAGCAATTCAATATTGGCAAGAGTTTCACGCCGACGCGACATATAGAACATATGTTGCACACCTCGTAGGTGACAGCGATGTATCAAGAGAATACATTGAAACAACCGACGATGTTCTATTTGTATCAAAATTATTCCGAATTTCTTCTTCATTTAACAATTCAATGAATTTCTTTGATATTAAATATCAAATGATGCTAAACGATATCGCTGATATGCAAAACTTCGCCGGTGATCTTGCATATTACGACCAATTAAATCAATATCTTTCTATGCTTGATATGAAATTAAACGGTGAGCCACAGACTACATATTCGCGTAGTATGAATCGCCTCTATATTCACGGAGATTTTTCCGATAAAGACATTCAAGCCGGCTCATATATAATTTATGAAGCATATAAAACTGTAGATCCAGGAACATTTGGTAAAGTTTATAACGACATGTGGCTTAAAGAATATACCACAGAGCTTATTAAACAACAATGGGGATCTAATCTGAGTAAATTTGAAGGCATGCAAATGCCTGGAGGTGTCACTCTTAATGGTAGACAATTGTATGATGATGCCACTGCCCAAATAGAAAGACTCAGGGAAAAGATTCGCACTGACTTTGAAATGCCGACGGATTTCTTTGTAGGATAATATAATGGCAACTAGTGTATATTTCAGTCAAAGAGTCAAATCCGAACAAAATTTATATGAAGATATAATTATTGAATCTTTAAAAATTTACGGCCAAGACGTATATTACCTTCCCAGAACTATCGTCAATGAAGATAAAATTCTCGG